CAGTCCGTTTACTAGCTCCTTTTGCTCCCCCTTCGGGGGTTGGGGGGCTCGCTTTATAATACATTGCCCAAAAGTATTTTTTCATTTGTGCTGTCACCGTAATTTCCCCACCTTCATTATGGATGGAAGCATACGGCAGCGAACTGCTAAACAAAATCATACCATCGCGCACATTGTACTTAATCGAGCGTCGCAAGTTCCCAGAGCGATTCATTACAGAACCGCGGGAGTTGTTTATTTTTGGCGATGCCCATTTCTCTGTAAAAAAGGCTTTGCGCTCAAAGTTTCGGTCAAATTCATCAGCAAGTTCCACCGCTAGGTCTTGAGTGATTTTCTTTTCTAAGTCGTCAATGTTCATCTTTATTTCATTTTAACAACAGCTAATTCAAAACTGTCCCACATGTCTTGCAAAAGCGATTCGTCAATATAAAGCATTTTGTTTTTCTCTTTGGCTTTGTTAATCATCGCGTAAAAAGTCTCGTGTTCATCGCTGCTTATATTTTGCAGAATGGTAGACAGCGTTTGAAAGTAAGAATATTGTTCATCATAAAACTCCTCAATTAATTGCGTTAGTTTTTTCATAGACCACTTGTTAAATCATCAATTAATTTTATCATGTCATTGTATAGTTCAGGAGCTACTTTTTTGAATCCTTCGTTTCCTAAAAATTTATTTTCAAAAGCATGTGCTAAAAACTCCCTTTGTCTATTAAAAGCGCCTTGCTCTCTAAAATATGCCTTCGTATGTCCCGCGCCTAAATTAGTATTCAGAGACATAACGGTGTCTCTTATTGCTGAAATATCAGAACCATCCTCACGGCTTAGTTTTCTTGCGCTGTCATCTAATGCTTTCAATCCATCATAGCCGTATTGCTTAATGTATTTATTCATTACATCAAGTGTCTTTTTGCTTTTGTAGAAGTCGTTATGTTCATCTAAGGCGTGCCCAAATTCATGGTAGATAACGCGCTTCATGTGGTAGGGGTTGGTGTCCTTTCGCAACACTACTTTATTTTGTTTGGGCTTGTAGTAGTTGCTTTTGTAAAACTCAAATCCAACCTCTTTTTTGAATAGATTAAAAAACTTAGGGTCAATAGTAATCTTTTCGTTATTTAAGAAAGTCTTCAGGTCTTCTGGGAGAAACTTATCATTAGTTTGCTCTAAAGAGGCTTTTAACTCCTTTCGTACTTTCTGCGCGCCCGCGACTTTAGAATACGGATGCGTCGGCGGAAATACCACTTTTTGAATGCCAGGATTAAAACGAAAAATCTCCAGTTTGTTTTTGCCATCTTTCCCTATTTGTTTAGTTGCTTTTTCACCTTCAGCAATTGCCTTAGTGCTATCACTCGTTTCATACTTGCTTTTGCGCACTTGAACTGCGGTGCAACGACAACGCCAGCCGTTAGGTGGGTAGTAAGACAACCAGAAAGCGTCATCCTTTGGTAATGTCGTGTCTCGTAGCGCATCGTGTGAATCCCGTACTCTATCGTCTCCCGCTGTCCTGTATTGCAAATTATAATCATCGCTTATGTTTGCCCAATTCCCCGCTGATTGTGCTGAAGAAACTGCAAATTGATACTCTGCCTCCAGATAGTTCTGGTTGTAGTTCGTCTTGATCGTCTCTACATCTTTGGCGAAAGCCGAAAAGCTTTTTACCTTGCCGTCGGCTGTCTTTAGCAACTGCGCCGCCTCTGCTAGTTGGGCGTGGGTTTTCAAGCCTGAGAAGATAAACACATCTTCCTTTAAACTTTTGGCCATCGCCTCCGGTATATCATTGTCAGTTATCGCTCCGTTAAAAATCGTGCTCGTTTGAGTAACTAAATCTTTGTAGGCTTTGGTCTTCGCCAAATCTTCGGGCGCATACTTGCCATTTTTATGCAGGCGTTTGAACGCTGTTTCAACTGTCTTTAAAAGTCCTTTAATCCCGTCTTTATTGATAGCCAAAGTCATTGTTTGGTTTTTGCAATCGTCACAATCACAATCATACAAAAATGACAATCGGCTATTTAAAGCCCCAAAGTATTGCGTGTAATATTTGGGGCTTAGACGAAAAAATCCCCTCCAAGCGATAGGTTTGCAGGAGCAGCTGCAGCAACTTCTTTGGCTTTTATAATCTTCAATCCAAAGGTGTTGTTCATCCACTCCACATCCATTTCATAACTCGTCATCGAGTCCTTTACCATAGTCCATAACTGCGCAATGTCTTCGGTTTCGGGATACGCAAAAATGCACTCACCAGATAATACACCAATATTGATTAATGCCGGAATCACTTTAGTGTTCCAGTACTGTTCAATCAATGACATATCAGAATTAACCAAAGTTTGCAAGGTGTCTTGCATAGTTTTTTCTTTAGAGTTGGAACCGTTCACGGTGTCCTGACCCATCACCGCACCCGAAATTAACATGGATATTTCGTTGTTACAAAAAGTCATTAACTTTTGGTACACATCGCCGTTAGCGTTGGAAGCTGCCGCCCATTCGAATTTTTCGGTTTCATCAATTATGAACCAAGCCGCCGCACCCATGTCTTTCATCATGCGCTCTGCTCTTCGCAACATCGCTACATTTTGTGTGTCGGTTTTCATTACTCTTGGAGGGATTCCCGCAATCTCACACAACTCAGACCAGCAACTTTGTGCAAATCGTTTAAACAATACGTGCGGAACTGCGCTATTAAGCAATCCAATTTCCTTTGGGTTTCCAAATTCTAGCAACCAAGTGCCGTACTCAGCCATTGTGCGGTAAGGCGTTGCTTTGTCTCCGTTATAATCCGGATAGAAAAGCCCTTCGCGTGGGTCAATGTTTTGGCGGTCAATTAAAGAACAACGCAACTGTTGTGCATCGCCTTCACCCACCCAATCAAACTCTACAACCGAGTGGCCGTGAGTAATAGATCCCAAGATGGCTTTGTTGACTTCATTAACCCAGATTGCGTCCTGAAGTAAAGCGGTAGCCTCTTCATTTAGTTTCCCGGTTTTGTCCGTAATCGTGAAGTTGCTAGATAGCGATTTCAATAAGCGATTCCCCAGTTGAGAAGTAAGCAAGCCATCAATCGAGATTTCCTCATACAAGTTGTAGAGTAAATGCCTTTTTGGCTTTTCGGCTTTTCTCGCCATAGTCAATGCCGTGTTCCAGGTGCCCACGTCTTGACGCACCCTTGACATTGATTTTTCAATTATTTGATTGACTAATCCCTGGTCAAGTGCTCCCGCTTTTTTGGGTGCTGTAGTTGCTTTTTTTTGTACTGCCATGATTATATATCGTGTGTAAATTTAACTCGGGAACCATACCCGAAAGTGTCTGTTTCGCTGCTTGATGATGCTATGGGTAAAACGGGTAATGATTCTAAGGTCACCCCCTTTTTAGATAAACTAATTAGCCATTTCACGGCACGGTCATAGCGTTCCTTCGCTTGTTCGTAGATTACATCCGCATTGCACAGCTCGACTAAATACCATTTAGCAACCGTGATAGTATGCGTAAGTATTAGTGCGTTTCTGTTCGTTCCTGTAGTGGCAAAAATTGCCGCTACATCATACAGAGAAGCCCCTGACAAATAACCGCCTACTTCCTCAATGGCTGCGCCAATGGCTTGCAGTACTAGGTCATCATTTCCCTCCGTAATTTGGTCAACCTGATAGCCATAAATGGCACTTCCTAAATCTTCTTTTGATAAAAACATACTAATGTTGTTTTATGATTTGTTGAATAACTTTTATCCATCTTCTTGGCTTAGGGTAAAACTTGGATTGCTTTATTTCTCCCTCTGAAATACTATGTTGCATAAATACGGGGAAGCCTAAAACATCCACGCCTATTTGATATGTTGCAGTTTTTGTCATTGCTATTGATTTTTGATATTGCTATTGAAATTGCTTAAAACTTTCGATTGTTTACTGCTCCAAAACTGTAACCGCCTTCCATCTGCACAGTCTTGTTTTCTAATATCCAAACCCCACCCTCTAACATATCGGGACCATCCATCATTTTTGCCTTTTCAGAAACGCCTAGCATTTGGTCTTCCATAATGCGCATGTCTGGGTCGTTCTTTTCGGCCATGTTAAAAATCAAATTACCTAGTCGGTTCTTTGGTTCTAAGGTTCCCTCGATTCTAAAATACTTGTCGGTTTTCTTTCGAGCATCTGCCGTGATAGGTAAATGAATTTCACCCCCGCCTTGCTTTTTAATCTCGGGCAAAATTACCTGCTCATAATGCGGAGCCTGGAGTGAGTTGTTTTCGATATAAATACGCTTCACATCAACCTCGTGTTGCGCTAGGTAGGCGTAAGCTTCATACAAGTAACTCACAAACTTGGAGTTGTTCGTTTGTTTAATCCAAACCTTGTACAAATAGTATTTAGTTCCTTTTTTACCAATTACACCCACTGATTTATAAGAGGCTTGTTTGTTCACGCCACGGTCTTTATTCGAGGTCGAAGGATCGGCATACACTAGCACATTGTCGCACGATTTCAATGGCGGGCATTTGTCGTATTTAATGGTTTTGAAAACATCGCCATCACTCACGGGATTGTTGTAATATTCTTTTTGCTGTGCGCTCCAGGATATCTTAGAAAGCACACGGTCAATTAATGCCTCGGTGTTTTTAGCAGGCCAGTTCGACACCCCGTTTTTATCTCTAATGTTGACAATCTCGTGCATATCGGCTTTCTTAGCCATTTCAGTGATGCAACAATACTTTGCAATGATGTTCCCGCAGGCAATCCACAACAAAGGATTCGATAAGGAACGCGTACCGTATAAGGCCTCTTCAATCCATTTCACTTTGTCTTTGATTCGTTGTGCGTTTCGGCACTCTTCGTCAGTGTCAATATCATCAATTAAAATCGTGTCCGGTCTCACTTCGTCCTTACGGGTTCCCCTTGGAGACTGACCAGAACCAAGTGCACGAAAAGAAACTCCTTTTTTAGTCACGAACTCTCCAGCTTCCCAATTTCCTAGACTCTCCTGTTCGCCATAGTCATTAATAATACGGTTGTTTGCTTCTAGTATTGATTTGTACGGCAATAGCAAACGCTCAGCATTGTCAAGCGTGCTAGATACCATCAAGATGTTTCTTTTTTTACCTGTCATAGCAAGTAAAAGAACCTCCATCATAGTACG